TCAATGCACCTGTTTCTTCATCCCATAAAGGTGCGAATTCTGTCATTGGGAACACATGGATGTGGTCCACATTCCAAAATATGTACGATACGCCATGTATCAATGCGTAATACGCTGCGTTGAATAGACGTGTATCGAACGATAGACCAAGTTTTTCCTTTACGCCATCGCCATCGAACAGTACGCCATTACCAAGTGAATATGTCGCACGCTGTGTGTTCAGTCTGTTGAAAAACGATGAACAAAGTTTAGAATTCGACGCGGTAGTGTCCGCACGCTGCATACCGTTTACCGTGTACAGTTTGCGTACGAATGTTGTTATTGTAGTGTTCTGCTGTCTGTCATATGAATTCGCATCAAGCGCAACACGATATGATTCTGTTGCCTTGTATGCCTGCACCAAATGTCGAAGCGCAGCAGGCGTACCCATGCCTGTTTCACCGCATTCACGGATAAAATCCTGCCATGTGTACAATGTGATCACCCCCAGATCGAAGTATACTCCTGTTTGATTTTCACCAAATTTTTGGTGTGCGCCATATAACGCATAGCATCCATACAATGGTCAGCAGTTTTTACCGGCCTGTCTTCACCTCTGTCTGCTGCTTTAGGATCCCATGCGTAAATACCGAATTCCTCTATTGTGTGTCTGCACCTTCGCAGTACCGCCAACCGTTCCTGTCGTAGCATTACAGATACTTCCTGTATACCATCTATAACGTCATTGTCCGCTTTGATGCAATGTATGTGGCGTTTACGCAATTCTACTATAAGGCCTGCTGCAGATGGATCCACAATGCACACCTTAGGATCACGTCCGTTAAGCATCGCAATCAGGTCCTCAGCTAACTCATCGTTTGACTTTTGCTTCTTGTTGTCACGTCCGGAATAATAGTATTCATCAATTATAATCCATCTGTTTGTACCTTTTTCCTTACGCCACAGCAGGAATACAGTTGCGTTCTGCACGCCATAGTCAGCAGATACGTAATAATCACCCTCTGTAACAGCATCATCCAATACGTGTATATTCGCATCGAACATGTCGTACACAAGTCCTTCCGCAGCACACCATTCACCAAGTATATAACGCCTGTAAAATGCACCTGTGAACATGCTTGACGTGTCCATGATCGCATCAGGTGTAAGTATCGGGTTATCTTCCATCAAGAAATGCAGATGCACAACATTATCACGTTTACCATCATCTGCGGGTATTATCCATTCCTGATTAAACCAATGCAGATATGATTCCGGATTGCAGTTGAACCATATTTTTGCGTTACTGAATGTCAGTGTTCGCGCCATGGCTTGGTCCACAAATGATTTAGGCATCAATGCGACCTCATCCAAAAGAACACCCGCAAGCGTGATACCCTGTATCAGTTCATATGAAGATTCGTCCTTGCCACCGAAACAGTAAAATGTATTTGACGTTGTTCCCATACTGCATGTCAGTAATCTATCCGCACGCCTGTATTGCATTACATATGGCAGTTCACCGGATGACAGCAATGGTTTCAGTATGTTTCGTTCTGCAGAAGCAACTGTTTTAGAGCATATTGCGAAATTGCAACCATCGAATGTTTCCATTGCCCAGATGATAAACGCGATCGTCATCACTACAGTTTTTCCGGTACGTACAGCACCGTCACATATCAAGTATTTTTTATCATCCTGCGCAATGAATTTTAAAATCCGCGCCTGCTTTTTTGATAACGTTTCAATCATCTGTTACCGCCTGTTTAATCGCATTAACAAGTGCAGTATGCTTTTCCTGCGCACTTACATCTACAACCTGCGGTCTGTCTCTGTATTTGTCTGGCATTAGGTTCTTCAGCGCGAATATAACAAGCGCATCCGAAGGTGGCATAACTTTTGTTGTGGTGGTGTGTCGTTCCTCAATCACTGCGCCCATTCGGATTATCTTTTCGACCTTCGTTTCTTCGTAGGTCTGAACCATGCACCGGGAATAAAACGATTTTTCAATTGTTTCCGCTATCCCAGACCTTGCGTTTTTCTTTGCGTCCGCCAATTGCGGGAAACGTTTCAACCAGTCATACCACGCTGAATAATGTATGCCTATCATTCTGCATATTTCTCTGTCTGTGTATCCCTGTTCGAACCATTCAGTTATTCGTTTTATACCGTCTTCTGTGATCCATTCGCTATATTTGCCTTTACAACCCAATGTGATCACTATCCTTAATGGTACCCATGGAAACCTCCAAATTACTTTATGGAGCCATAGACAGGAATCGAACCTGCAACCTATGCATTACAAGTGCATTGCGCTACCGTTGCGCCACTATGGCATAACGCGCAGTTTTTTATGTGAGGAGGAACACATGAAAAAGCAGAAACTAAGTGCTAACCACGGAATTCGGTACTGCGCAAACCTTATCCATTGGTGATGGTAACCGTGCATGGAGGAACACGGACAGTTGACCGGACTGCTGCCAATTACACCTGTGGCACGTATATCATACCACCTTTTCACGGTTTCAATGGTTCAAAAAAGTCACCCTTACGGATGCCTATCCTTGTTGTTATTCGTAACCCATTTCGTGTGCCACAGCATTCACGAAATCCCACGACCATCTTTTGGCAGTCGAATACGATACGTGAACAACGTATGATGCGCCTTCAATCGTGTGTGAATTCCGGAAGTACACCATACGAATGAACCGTATCCGCAAATCACCATACGTCATGTTTGCAGTATCTGACAACACTTTATCAATCGCATCGCGTGCAATTCTGTCCTGCCTTGAATCTCCAAGGCGTTTGTACTGCCGTATCGTTTTCTGCACATGACTGAACCAGTATTTTTTAGAACCTCCCATAGTGCGCAGGCCTCCATATTTTCCCGCACTTCGAACATCTGACCATTGCCCACCCATCACGCACTATTCTTACGATATGCCTGTTACCGCATACACAATTCATTTGCGTTTCCTCTCTTTCCATTGAATTACTCTACGGAATGTGCGATTAAGCATACAAATGTATCTTCTACCGCACATTATGGGTAATCATAAGAACAATTCTGATATTCATCATCAAGGAACAAATGTTTTGCCACAGCATCCGCGTCAATCAGTCTCATCGTCTTCCTCCTCAAGAAAATCTTCCTTATGTCGCGCCTTACATTTGCCCGATACACTTCCGTCCATCTTAGCCCCGCATCTGTGACAATACTCATATACATCAATATCGTCAGTCATAACGAACTGATGGCATACAGAGCATTCATAAATATGAGCTGGTGATACTCGTTCCCATTTCCCATGCTTTGTTGGGTCGACAACAGGAACACGTTCATATACAGCATCCACGAAACTGCTGAGTTCCTTCCATCCTTCCTCTTCCATAGGTTTGAACCTTTCGTCAAGGTTACCGACCAGATGCGTCATTTCTTTGCATTCAAAATCAATCAGTCTCATCGTCATTATCCTCAATAAAATCTTCCTGATGTCGTGCCTTGCATTTACCTGACACGCCCCACAAACAATTTCCTTCATAGTTTGCTCTACATTCATACTTTCTGCATTCTTCTCCGTCCCAGTCGTTGAATGCGCAACCATAGCAGTTCGAAAAATCATAACCCAACGTACAGAAATCACACGGATGTGATTTTCCCATCTTTGTCATCTCCTTCTTTGCGTTCAAGTATGTCGCGTATCTTGCCAATCCTATACACTACAATGCACATCTGAATGTACAAACCTGTAACCATTATCCATATAGGCATAAAATCGTTCATAGTATTCTTCTCCATCGAATTTTTGGAATCAATGATACTTCTTGTACTTTTCGTTTTCTGTTTGGCATGTTCCAACCTGTTTTGTTCAGCTTCACTTCACCGTCTTGCACAAAACCGGATGCCTTCAATGATGAACCGCTTTCAGTTTTCAGTGTATACGTTACGACTGATTTATAACCCATTGCTTTGCATGCTCTACATGCTGCACCATACAACATACTATTCGCATTTCTGTTGCCTTCAAGAACACACACACGTGTCACTTCTGCAGTTTGCCCATCATCAACATGACGTGCTATTGGTCTTCCTACTGTCGCAACACCAACAAGCACCCCCCCAGAATCTTGCAGGCCGATGCTGAATTTATGTCCCTTCGCGCCTACATTATGCCTATGGTGTGATGTTGTGAATTCTGCAGCTTGTCGCAGTGATATCGGAACAATTTTCATCGTATCGTTTCCACTCTGTCAAACGTTTCATCGTAGTTTATACGCAAACCCATGCGTTGAAAAACATCATCACACAGGTCTTTGTTCGTCAATCGCATACTTACTATTTCGTCCGCACGCGATATCAGTTTGAAACACCTGCTTTCGCCAAAACCATACAGTTCATTGGCAGCAGCACACACACCTGCATATACCGCCATGTACGTTGATGTCACACCGTCCTTGAATCCTTCATCGTACATTGCCTGTCGCACATCATCGATGTTTGCCATCGGTGCGGTACCAACCTGTACCGCACCCATACGCATCTTTCTTGGCATCGACTGTCGTGCTTTCCTACGATCCGCACGATTCGCCATTACTTACTTCCTTTCTTGCCCACTGTGCAAAGAATTCGTCACATTGTAACGTTGTATCTTCGCATTCGTCCTTGCATGGGCATATATAGCAATTCGATGGTACAACCGAATCCGCCATATCAACCGTTCGCATGTTTATCAACCATGCAAAAATGTTCTGCACGATCATCCACCTCCAGATTGCACCAATGGAAAAACACATCCTTACATGGTGCATATATGTCTTTCACATTGTCACAGTATTCTTTGCAGATGCACAATTCACACTGCGTTTCAAGGAACAACTTTTCAATGTTCTTCATGTGTTTTGTTCTTCCTTTTCGGCACCGGTACCGCGCATATGATTGCGCATACAATAACAGCAGCAACAAACAGCGTGAACATTGCGCCCAACGCACTTAATGCCCACATCATACCCGCACGGAAGCATTCCCAAACAACCATTCGTCATTCCTCCAAATCAATCGTAAGCGCAAAACACAGTATGAGCATCGCAAACGACAACACCAACAGCGTTATTGCCGTAACTGCTTCGCACGTCATACGTCACCGTCTTTTCTGTTATTGCTGCGATCAGCATCAAAACCATCCGGATAACGCGCCTTCAGTTTATCAATATTCATCTGTGCAATCTTGTCCATGGATACGTGCAGACCTCTTGCAGCTTCAGCAACGTACCACAGAACATCCCCCAATTCCTTCGCCATATGTTCCTTATCGTAACTATGCCCTTGATACGTTGCCTTTTTGATAATGTCGCAGAATTCACCGGATTCACCTGCCAAACCAAGTGCGCCATTCAGAACCTTGTCAAACGGATTTGTGGTTGCGCTTGTACGCTGTGCCAATGTCTGGTATTCATCGAATGTCATTTCGGTTTTCCTCCATGCATAATCTTTTGAAGTACGGAATTGTCTGGATCCATTCGCAGAATTCACGCCATTCCGGAAGTCTGTGGTGCTGTCTCTGTTCCAGTATGGTTTTCAACTGACGGAAGTTTGTCGTAATACGTGCGGTAAGACGCAACCCGGAAGGACAACTGTATATCATTCGCAAGTAGTTTTCCCGACTGTGATCCTCGTTGAACCTGCACTGCAGTTCGTTCATTACCGCCATGATGCGATCATCCACATACTCGGTGCAGGCGTCATTCATGGACATATTCGCAAGGCGATGCATCGTTGACTGACTGCTGACAATCTGGAACCAGTGATACCTTTCAGCTTCGGCCCATGCCTGCTTACTGAATGTCAGATCAAACTGGACCGTGATACCGCACAGGTAATTGTCTTCGCCTGTGTGACTTGGCATGCGTCCCAGTTTTTCCGCCCTCTGGATGGCCCTTGCACCTTCCTGCAGTGTGTCGGATGTACCTGTCTGCAGTGCGAACCATACGCTGTCCGCATCCAGTGCCTTTTCATCGATATCCACCTGCATCGGATACCTTGACGCTGCTATCGCTTCGCATGCACCGTACAGGCACGCATTCTTCACGATTCCTGTCTTACCGTTGATTACCAAACTTATCCCCCCAAACCAGTCTTGAACCGTCCGCGAAATACGGATCCTTCAGCTTGCCGTGCATCCTCTGTTGTATCGCCTGTTTGGAATAACCCATATCATCCGCGCATTCTGACATACATGAATACGCCTTTTTGATCTCTCCATTCGCATCGATCCACAGAACACGTCTTGTATTCTTGCGCCTTCCCTTGCTTATGATGCTGCCTTTTTGGGCTAATCGCAGATTCCAAATGGAATCGTCCGTACTGATCCCGATGTGCGTGACATAGTACCCTTCCGGGATAGGACCCTTGAATGCTTCCCAGACAAGTATTGATACCATGAAGCACTTGCTTGGCCATTTCATGTCAACTATGCCACGCATCGAGATATTCACAACGTGATTACCGCCATTGCCGTACTTGTTCTGTATTAACCACGTATTGCACACACGTTTCCTTGTTCGCACTCTACCGTGATTCGATACATAATATTTCGGATTCTGGCGTATCGGTCGCCATTTCTCCGGAGGTAATGCGCCGTTTATCTCTGTCGGAAAGATCTTATCTGCTTTTCGCATCGGTTCCCTTGTACGGAAGCGGTCGCCAGATCTTCATCCATGCGATGACTTCATCCGTGATCTCGGTGCAGGTCACCACTTCTTTCCATCTGGGCTTGTATCCGGATCGGTTGAGATCATCCGCAAACCCCTCGACCACATACGTGACGCCATGCTTGTTTCTGCAGGTCAGAAACACGTTATCGGACAGGAATGTGCGTCTTCCGTTCGATGCACGCATTTCCTTGGGCATCTTCTTGCTCGGTTCAATCCACTTGCTCATATTCCTCTGACCTCCTTTTTCTGCCAATAATCAACATCTGCGATATGCACACCAAACTGTTGCGCTGCGGTCACCAATGCTTTATAATGGCTTGTGTGACCCACTTCAATGGTTCTGGCGTGCTTCGATGCCTGCCTGCACTTTGATTTGTACAGGTCACTTTGCATCATCCTGCGGATAGATGCCTTTTCTGTCCGCAGGTCATGCATTTCCACAATGTGCCGGTCAAACATCGCCTGCATCCGGAGGTCTGGACAGGTCTATGAAGCTGAATCCCGCAAAGGCATCATCAGCAGGCCGTTGGTCGTACTGAAGTGCGGGATTGGGCTTTGCCCCACCTACCAGATTACGCTTAGACTGGTCCCGAAGTGCTTCCGCAGCCTTCACTTCATCAAGCGTTTTCAGACCTTCTTCTTCAAGGCGTATCATTGCCTTTTCAAGGTACCGGAAACTGCGCTTATCCGCAGTGATATCAACCATGTGTCTGATCAAGTCGGCAGGATACTTCGCGCACCATTCCGATGCGACTTCAAGATTACCGGGTGTAAGAAACGGATAGACTTTTGAAA